ATTGGCGTAACGCGTTTACCAACTTGTCGGGCAATGTTGCGTCCGCCAACGTCGAGTAAACGTTTACGGTAATGTTGCCGCCGATATTGCCACGATTTAATGGCACTACGGCCTCGGGGCCTTTTTCTCCGATCATGGCCAACGTAGGCCCGGTGACAATGCCACCTTCGGCCAACATAGGAATTTTGGGGACGCTAAACCCTTTACCGCCGAACCCGGGCACCCATGACGGCACCGTAAACGATAATTTGCCAATCGTGTTATTCCATAAGGTTGCTATGCCGTTAAAAATGGATTTGTAAAAACCCATAACGGTTTCCAAATAGCCTTTAATAAATTCGACGGACGCAACCACACCGGTTTTAATGGCACCAAATAGGCCGTTTACCGCGTCCCGGAACGTTTCGGATTTTTGGTATGCCAACACAAACGCGGCTACTAATGCGCCAATGGCCAACACCACCAACGTTATGGGGTTGGCGGCCATAACAAGGTTTAACGCAAATTGCGCGGCCTTAACGATTACTAGCGTTGCCTGATATACCTTCATGGCGGCGTTGGCGGCAAGTACGGCCGCGGCAACACCACCGATAACACCGGCAACGATTAAAAATACTTTGCTATTTTCTTGCGCCCAATTGGCCAACGGGATAAGTAGCCCCAACAACGTTTCCACGGCCGGGATTAGTGCCGCGCCAATGCTCTCTTTTGCCTCACCAAATTGGATACTAAGGTTTTTCATTTTGCCCTCAGTAGTAAGCGCGGCCTCGGCCGCCGCGCCTTGGTGAATACTTAAACCGCGTAGTACGTCCTCAAATTCGGCACCCACGCCTACGGTGGTACGCAACGCCGGATCGAGTTTGTAGAGCGCGGCGGTTTGCCCGTTTGCCGCCTTGGCCATTGCTTGCGTTACGGTTTCCAAATCTTTACCGGTGGCGGCGGCTATGTCTTGGCTTTTAATTAACAATTCTTGGGCATAGGTGGCCGATCCGGTGGCGTTTACCAACGTGGCCAACGCGGGCCGTAGGTCATCATCTGTAACGGCCGTTAAACGTGACTGTGCGCTAATAAATTCCTCAGTAGCGGCTATTTCGTCCTCGGTAGCCAAACCGGCTCGACGTAGTACGCCCGCTAATTGTTCTTGCGCGGCCGCGTCCTCAATGGCCGCTTTTGTGGCAGATCCAAGGCCTACGGCCAATGCACCCAACGCGGCGGTGGCTGGTACTGCCGCCTTTTTTAACGCAAATTGGGCTTTTTCGCCGGTGGTTTCTAATTGCTTAAATTCGGCAATGGCCTTTTTAATGCCGGTGCCGTCAAACTCGGAAACGATAGGGAGTGAAACGGCCATGGCTAACCACCAACGCTAGTTGGTTTAGACAGATCACTATTTACTAGCCGCATTACTTCGTCCACCAATTTTTGCATTTCGTTGTCAATCTCGGTTTGGTTCCGTTCGTAACTCGGCCATACGGTGCGGGACGCGTTGCCGTACCGGCCTTGCAATATCGCTAACAGTTGTGGGCCACCTACCGCGCCAACCATGCGGCCATGCGAACCCATGCGGCTAAACACGTCCCGGTTGCCCGACGATTTACGGCCGGCCATATCAAACACGGTGTTGGCAAACCCTCGCCACGTCACGCCAAACGTACCCACGTTTTCCTTGTTGCCTCGAAACTCTTTTATACGCCGCGTGTTAATACGTGGTTTTAATGATTTGGTGGCGGCGGTGCCGTTCCAACCGCCCGGTGGCAGGATTTGTAGGCCGCTTTTGGTTTTCCACCCGGTGCGGTCCATACCGGTAACGGGTGCTATTTGGGGTATGGCTTGTTGCGCGGTCTTTATCATGGGTTCCACGATTTGCGCGTAATCCTTGGTGATTTGGCGGCGTATCGTTGGCGCAATTTTGTTTAGGTCTTTTAAGGCTTGTTTGACACCTACCACGCCTACTTCGAGATCAACGGCCACGGCTTGCCCGTTCCATTTGGCGGTTTTGTTCGGTAATCACACTTACCACGGTAGCCATGTCGTATTCGTCAAATTCGACGTTTGGCGGCCACCACCCGGTTGCCACCAATATTTCGGCTAATCGGCGGCGGTAGCCGCCACCGTAGGGTTTACCGGCCCGCTATCTAGCGGCGTAGGTGGCCCGTCTAATGCGGCCTCATAATCGGCTAGCGACAAATTGGCGTGTTCGTTTTTGGTGCGTTGCAACGCATACCACGTAAGCACCACCATGTCCACGGCCCGTAGGTCCGTGGATAGTTGTTGCATGGATCGTTTGGTGTGCCGTTCCCAATTAAGTACGTCAATAAAACGGGTTTCTACTTCCGTAGTAGTTCCCTTAATGGGTATCTGCCATTTAATAATCACGTCGCGCCGATCCTAATTGTTGGCTATGCGCCGGTTGCGGCGGCGTAGGTGCCACCGGTAAACGTCAATTGGACTTCGCCCAATTCGCCAAGGTTGGCGGCCAAAACGTCCATGGCCTCCAAGTAGGTGTTCGTCAAACTAAAACGCGGGTTGGTTGCGCTAGCCACGGTTCCGTCCACGGGTGTGCATTCGACGTAGCATTGCGTACCCACAAGTGGCGCAAGCGTGGCGTACACTTCGCTACTTTCGTAGGACTGATTAAACGTAACAACAAATTGGTTGCTATTCATGCCGGCCTGATAGAACCGGTCACGGCTCGCCATGCTCGAACTCTCCAACGCGTCGGCCTGACGTGTCAATACGGCACTCTTGGCGAACTCGGACAAATCAACCGACGATCCGGACGCGGCACCAATCTTTACCTCGGGTGCGGAATAGTAAACAGTCTGTGGCATTGCCATGAGTTAATCCTCGCTTTTCGTTGTTACTTTTTTAGCACGTTTTGGGGCCGGTTGCACGTCACCATTGGGGACAATTGCGCCGATTTCCAACAAATAATAAAAATCCTTTATGCCTATGTCGGCGGCCGGGATTAGGTCCCCGGGTTGTTTGTCGGCAAATGCGTGGGTTACTCGGTACGTACTCATGGCCCAATTTTAGCCCCTATGGTCAATTCGTAACTTGCGTATTCTTGGGTGCCAATCGTGGTAACGGTTGGCCGTACGTCCGTTAAACCGATTTGTGCGCGGCGTACCAAATCGGCCAATTCCAATAGTTTGGCTAAACATTGGTAATCGCCCGGGCCGGTGCCAATAATTTTCACGTTAAACGTCATGTCGAACACTAGGTTGCTATTCATGCGTATAACGGGTGCGTCTACTAGCGCGCATGGCGGGTTTAGGTTGCGTGGATCGTCAAACACTTTTAGCCCGGTAATGGCTTGTAGTCGATCTACTACGTTGTCGTAACCCAACTTAAACGCGTTTACGGTGGCGGTCATTAGGCCACCGCCGGACGATTAACCCCTAATAGCCGCATGATTTGGCCCATACTGCCGCCGGTGGGTGTGCCGGTGGCCAACGGGTCAAAACTTGCGTATTGGTCGATAGATCCACGTTCGCGGTAAAGCGCGCCGCCGTACATAATGGTGCCTAGGCGTACGTCTTGGCTTGGCACCGTGGATAGGGACGCGTCAAAATAGCCGGCCTCTTGGCGTTTGCGGTAGGCGTAGGCGTTTGCGGCCGCTACGCAAATTGTCAATAAGTCATCATCACTCGACGGGGTAGTAACGGTGAACCCTAACCAATCCTCAACGTCTGCCTTGGTTATCCATGTGCAAGTAAGCGCGTAGGTAATCGTGCCGGTTGCTGTGGTTCGCTCGATATCGTTTCCGGTGAGCGCGAACAACACTTGGTTGGGCAGTAGCACCGCCGGGTTAAATTGCAAATCCCCGGCGGTGTTTACGCCCGTAAATTCGTATTGCGGTAGATCTACCGCAACATACGTTCCGTTAAAACCCGCTAGCCCGCTTATCGTGAATTGTTGCCCGGTAACGATCTCGTTAGCCGTGAGTGTGGCAACAACCCCATAGTTGGCGGTTAGTTGTTTTGAGGTAATCGAATAGGTGGCCATGCACCGGCCCTACCGATTAGGCCCAAGTGATTTTTTGCAACAAGGTTGCCTTGGGGATAAACGTTGCAAGGTAGCCGTAGTAAGTGAAATTACGGCCCAACAACTCGGGATCCTCAACGGTCATAATGCCACGGATATTTTGGTAAATTTCCATGCCCGGACCGTGGAACACCACCATAGTTTTGGCGGCCACGTTGCTATCCACAATGGTGCGCAAACCCAACGGGTTGGTGGTGGACCAATTGGTGACATCACCCGCGCCCAACGTGTTGGTGCCAATCAAGTTGGTTGCGCCAATTGCCGGGAACACCGGACGCTTGTCATCATCAACCAACGAACCAACCTTGGCCCACGTGTCCACACCCATAACGATATGGGTTGGGAACAAGTTCGTGCCGTTTGAGATATCGCGAGCGGCACCGTAAAGGAACAAAATAAAGTCCTCGGGGGTTCCGTCCCATTGGCCAAGGTTTGTCGAGCCGGACACGCAAGCGTCCACCGCGATATCGTCGGCCTTAATCAAATACTCGCCGGCGAGATCGTCCAAAATGGCGGACAACGCGGCCGGGTCCGTAAAGTCAATGTCCTGTTGCGAGATAAACACGCCACCCGCGACGGTCTGGCGGGTTACCGAATTGGACGCAATGGTGGCTTTCTGGCTTGTTACTGCCAAACCTTCGGTTTGCACACCGCTAGCGGTGTATTGCGTAAACGTTGGACGGATAAACGATTTTCCGTTTCCGTTTGGCATTGCGCGGGTGCCTACTTCCGTAAGGAATGGGGCAACGTAGTTTTTGCCGACGAACACCGGGCCAAGTACCGGGGTTGGCAACAAGCCCGGCGTGTCGGTGGT